CCGTGACCGCGAGCACCACCCGAAACGCCACCGTATTGGCCCGCACGGAGATCTGGAGCGCCGCCATGGTGGCCATCAGGGCCGCTCCGTCGCCAGCAGGTGGAGCTCGCGATTCCGCTCGTCCACATTCAGCACCGCGTGGAGATCCCAGCGTCGCGTGCCCACGCCGAAGCGCATCTTGGCCGTCACGCCGGCGAGGTAGCGGATCCGGATCCGGGTGGTCACGGCCGCGTCCACCTGCTGCGCCTGAAACTGTTCGGTACCGCTGAGGGGCTCGATCGCGGCCCAGACGGTGGCGAACACGCCTTCGGCTTCGGTGGGCCCGCCGTCCGCATCTTTGCCGTCCGTGACCGCATAGATCGTCCCCTGGTGCCGGAGCTGCCCCGCGCGCATGGTCCTAGGCTACGCCCCGCATCGCGGCCCCACCTAGGCCGGGCGCCCGTGTGTACGTTCGCCGCGGCGAACGTGCCACCTAGAAGTCGTACATCCGGATCGGCTCCCAGAGCCGGTCCAGGGTGTCCTTCACGTCGGTCGTGATCGTGCCGACGACGACGGATTCGCGGTGCTCGTACCAGCTCCCCACCAGGAGGAGCATGCCCTGCTTGATGCGGGCCGGGACGAGGGCGGGGTCGGTCCAGCCGGCGAGGAAGGTGATCCGGACGGCGCCGAGCCGGGCCTGCGTGTCCGGCCAGGATTGGTCCGGCGCCAGGGCGATCCGGCCGGGCGTGCTATCCACGTCGACCGTGTAAATGGTGGGACTGAGCAGCGTGAGGACGCCGGCGACGTCGTAGTACCGAATCTCCGACACGGCCTGGAGCGGCGGGTAGGGCACCGACAGCACCTGGCCCGCGGCCGGAAAGGCATCGCGCGTCCACACCCAGGTCTGGCTGAGGAGGGCCCGGTGGAGATCCCCCTCCGCCACTTCCCGTGCGGCCACGAGGAGCCCCGTCACGTACTCGGTTTCCTGGCCCACGGAGATCCGGAGATGGCCGTCCCCCGACAGCTCGGCCACGTCCAGCGGCTCGAGTACAGGCTCTACGGTCCGGCGCAGTCCCATCGGGCCCCCGCGAGAATGAAGAACCCGCCCCTGGGGCTGGCCGGTCCAGCCCAGCCCCAGGGGGAACGGGTCAGTCGATCAGGTCGACGGGTTGGGCGTCGGCACCTGCGCCGGGTGGCCCAGCACCGGGATGATCGCGATCGGCGCGGCCGAGGCGTTGGCCGCCGGGGTCACGGTGCACCGCACGTACCGCTTGGTGCCCTTGTACCCGACCTTCCGGGCCTCCCCGTCGTCGGCGAACGTGAAGCCCGCCAACGCTTCCGTGCCGATCAGGTCCGCGTCGGCGACGGCCGCCGCGTCCGACAGGTTCGCCGCGTCGCCCTCTTCCACCAGGACGGTGAAGGTGGCGTCCACGTCGGCCATGGTGCCCGCGCCGATCAGGAACGTCAGGCTGTCGTAGCCCTGGACGTCCACGATCGGCGAGACCGTGGCGGTGTTGTCGGCATTCGCCGTCACCGCCGCGCCGGGCAGATGGATGTTGTTCAGCAGGTCACGCATGGAACCGATCCTCCTCTGGTCCGCCCGGCGGTTACGCCGCGAACTTGATGAGTTTGATGGCCTCGAAGTTCACCACGTCGCCGCCGAGTCGGCGGGTCGTGTAGAACTTCACGAAGGGCTTGGCCGTGAGGTTGTCCCGGAGCACGGTCATCCCGCGCCGGTCCACGATCTCGTAGGCCTCCGCCCAGTCCGCCAGCGCGATCGAGAGGCTGTCGCCCGCGAGGGCCGCCATATCCTCGAAGAGCGCGGCGGGGTAGCCCGCGATCCGGTCCGGCGTGCCCGCCTGGAGGCCGGGCTGCCAGAGGTAGGCGCCGTCCGAGTCCTTGAGCTTCCGGATGGCGGTTTCGGTGGTGCGGTTGAACGCCCACCGGGCCCGGACCCGATACGGCACCTTGAGCTTGCCGATCGTGTCGAAGAAGACGTCGCCGCCGTTGGGGGCGGCCACGAAGGCGCCGGCGGCGCCGGAGTTCACCTGCTCCACCTTGTTCCAGGCCGACGCCGAGGGCACGCCCGCGGCGTAGGTGGTGAAGCCCCGCGGCCGCGTGACGCCGTTGCCGGTCACGAAGGCCGTCGCCTCGAGGCGCGACAGCTTGTCGGCAATCTTCCGGACGAGCCAGCCGTCCACGTCGAAGTCCGCGTCGTCGAGTTCGTCCTGGGTGGCCCGGGGCTCGGCGTACTGATCGTGGATCGGAATCTTCCACTCGCCGACCTTGGGCGTGGTCGTTTCGGTGGGCGTGGTCTGCTCCCCGATCCAGGCCCCACCGGCCTCGTCGAGGTCGTTCCGGCCCGTCTTCTCCTTCCGGCTGGTCTGGCTCACCGCCGCGAACTGCCGAAGCGGCGAGGTTTCGTACACCAGCATGGCGATCCGGCCCGTGAGATCGGGCGGCACGAAGTACCCGCCCTCGGGATCGGTGCCGATGGTCATGGCCGCCCGGATCTCGGCCGGGACGCGCCCCATGTCGCCGCGCAGGTAGGCGCTGAAGCCGCGCCGGTAGGCCCGGTACTGCGTGAGCTGCTCGTCGGTCACCGAGACCAGCGCGGGGGCCTTGTCGCGGGAGGCCGCCTGGTTGAACAGCGCCAGGGTGTGTACCCGATCCTTCTTGGTCTCCTCGTCGTCCGACCGGCGGCCGAGGGCCTCGATCCGGGCGAGGAGCGTGTCCGATTCCTTCTGCTTCACGGTGAGCGCGTCCACGGCGGCGCGCAGCGCCGTCATGTCCGCGTTCGCCTTGTCCACCTTGGCCACCGTCTCGGCCGAGGCGGACCCGGAGGCCTTGATCTCGTCCAGGCGCTTGTCGTTCGCAGTCTTGAAGGTCGCGAACGCCGTGCCCAGCTCGTCGAGCTTGGCCTTGATTTCCGCGTCGTTCATGGCGTGCAGTCCTTGAGAATAGAGGTGAGGCGGTCCAGCTCCTGCCCGAACGCCGGCCCAGCATCCCGCTGGTCGAGCGCCCGCATCCCCTGCGACGCCATCGCATGGGCTTCCGAGCGGCTGAAGCCTGCATCCCGCAGGAGCCGCTCCACGTCCCGGACCGTGGGTTTGTGCGCGCCGGCAGCCAGTGTCGCCGGCACGCGAGAGAAGACACTCAGGTCGAACTGCGCGGCCGCCGCGTCCTCGGGCGCCGCGCCATCGATGCCATCCACGAAGCCCGCGGTCTCCGCCTCCGCTGCGGTGAACCAGGTCTCGGCCCGCATCCACTCTTCGATCTGCCGGCGGGCCTCGTCAGTCTTCGCGCGGTAGGTGTCGACGATCATGTCGGCCACCTTGTCCAGTAGACCGGCCGTGTGCCGGTGGGCGTCGCTGTCACCGACCGTGAATCCCCAGGGGTTGTGGATCATGAAGAAGGCGTTCGTCGCCATCCGAACTTCGTCGCCGGCGAGCGCGATCACGCTGGCGATCGAGGCGGCGAGGCCGTCCACGTGCACGATGACCCGGGCCGGATGGGCCCGCACCGCGTTGTGGATCGCCACCCCGTCGAAGACGTCGCCGCCCGGGCTGTTGATCCGGAGGTGGATGGTCTTGGCCGTGATCGCCTGGAGCTCGAGCGCGAACTCCTTGGCGGTGACGCCGAAGAAGCCGATCTCGTCGTAGAGGAGGATCTCGGTCTCGGCGTCGTCGGCCGCGGCCGCGATCCGGAGCCGGGGCGCACCCGGCGGCCGGTGGAAGGGGCTGGTGCGTTTCATGCGGCCGTCGCTTTCTTGTCCGGCGCCGGCTCGTCGCCGGCGGCCATGTTGAGCGGGGTCAGGAACTCGTCCAGGCCGTCCTGGGGATCCATGTTCTCGAGCACGCGGGCCTCGTTGCGGCTCATCCAGCCCGTGGTGATCGCGGTGCGGTAGGCGTCGTAGCGGCTCTTCTGGTCGCCGCGGAGGAGGCCATCGACCAGGAACTCGGCGAAGAACCGGGCGCGATCGCGGGGCGGGATGATGCTCCTGGTGATCTGCTCTTCCCAGCGGACGAACCAGGGGGTCATGCTGAACTTCACGAACTCGAGCGACTGGTGCTCCACGTTCGTGAAGGTGGCCCGCTCGAGGTCCCCGATTAGGTGGGGCGGGACCCGGAAGATGCCGGCGATCTCCGTCCGCTGGTATTTCCGGGATTCGAGGAACTGGGCCTCGTCGGCGGTCATCGCGATCTTCGAGTACTTGACGCCCTCCTCGAGGATCGCGGTCTTGTGCGCCTGCTCGACGCCGGCGTAGGTCTCGTCGAACGAGGCCTTGAGCCGGTCGTACGCCTCCTTGGTCAGCCGCGCCGGGTGCTCCAGCACGCCCCGGACCGACGCCCCCTGCTTGAAGAGCCGGGCCCCGTGCTGCACCAGCTGCATCGTGAGCCCGATCGCCTCGCGGTGATACGCGATCGGCGACACGCCGCGGAGCCCGTCGAAGGAGAACCCGACCAGGTGGAACATCCGCTCCTGGGGGACCGGGAGCGTGCTGCCATCCGGCATGGTCACCAGGTAGGCCACCCGCAGCAGCTCGTCCTGCTGGATCGTCACCCGGT